CATTACTGCACCCTAGCTACGCGATAGTAGTCTGAGCCATCTGGCCCGTACCTTCTCATTAGCCCTTCCATTTCAAATCCCATCCACTTGCCGAACCTAACAGCCTTTGCATCATTTACAGCAATACTAGCTTGTACTCTGTTTAATTTATTCTTATGCACTATAACATCAAACATAAGGTCTGCATACTTCGCAACTGTGCGTGGCCTTGATTTAGCGTTCTTCCCTAACATAACCCAAGCCTCACCAACTTTATCCCAAAGCATATGCACACCGCCCATTGCCACAATCTCGCCATCTTCTAATAAAGTGTACCCATGTATCGCGTAGGGTGCTTTAAAAGCGTCCTTATGAGATTGTAACATTTCGTAACCTAAATCTATATTGTCCATGTCTTCTCTTATAAATTCACGCAACTCAAGCATCGAATGTATTTGACCTTCTCATTACAGCAACAATTGTCATAGGCAATGGCTGACTTTGCCTTATAACAACCTGTGCATCATTCTCATAACCAGATGGAAAGAATATTTCCTTATCGCCATTAAACAATGGCACTGCTGTATCCATAGCCATGCTACTGTCTCTAAAAGGTAGTCTGTCTAAATTGTTTGTGTCAGGCCCTAACTCAGCACCAACTGTGTCTAAGAACCTAGCAGTAATGCCGTGGATACGTTTAATCTTACCCTGCGCTATTCCATCATCAGCACCAGCTTCTAAGCGTAGGGTTTCTACAAGAGAGTTATAAGAATAGCCTACATGCACCTTACTAGCGCTTCTGTCTAATGTAATGCTGCCACCTGAAACGGTTTTGTCTGCATGTGTTGAGCCATCAGCAAGTATTTGCACTGTCTCACCCTCAAGATGGTCTAGTCCAGTTATAGATGTAGTAGCAGAGCCACCATATGTAATGCCGCTATCAACATAAAACGCGTCTTCTACATCTTGATTAAAATAAATAGACTTCATAAAGACAATATGTCTAACAACAGAGCCGTCTATTGTTCTTTTAACAGACAGGTACACTTGGTCTTCTGTGCCACTTGGTATAGCTGTAATGCTTTCTACGACACCGTTACCGCCCAAAGGATGTTGATGCCATCCGATTGTATTATTTGCTGGGTCATAACTAAGCCCTATTAATGTGCCATCGCCTCTTACAAACCATAAAACAAGTTCTGGCTCTTGCTGCCAAACCATGTCGGTCAGACCGCCTCTAGCAAGATGCTCACCCAATACAGTTAAGTCTCTTCCTACTAGACCGTCTGTGTCTAAGCTAAAGGTAACTTCTTTTACTTTCTCGCCACCCTTTTGAATCATAATGGTACTAGCGCCAGCACGTAACGGTCTTACATCACCAGAACCAAATGTAGTTTCTCGTAATACGTTTACATTTGTTGGCGTAACAGCAGTAGTGCCTGTTCCTCCAGATAGTGTAAATTCAGAGCTGGTAGTCATAATCTGCAAGAAACGTCCTGGAACCATATGTTTAATGACATTAACTTGGTCAGATGCAATCGTAACATTTATAGCTGAATCATCTTCTGTGCCAGGCGTATGGTTTTCAAAGTCTGCTGTAACTGAGCCAAAGATTGTCTGTGGCTGTCCTGTTGTTCCTGCTAAATATAAACGCTCTTCATAAAAAGCTACAGCTCTAGGAAATCCATTTTTTGTACAAAAAGAACCTTCAGACCATTGTGTAGTGCCGTCTGTAGCCACTGCTGGTAATACTAAAAAGTTATGAGTTTGCACAACAGCCGTTGCTGTAGTTGCGTTTGTAACAGCCGTTACCTTTACAAACCCAGTGCCACTATGTTGGTACTCCCAATCTATTACACCATAAGTTTCTGTTCCTTCTAAATGAACAGGGGGCTGTGTGCCAGATGAGTCACTCCCAGAATCTGTTTTTTTATACAAATTTCCTTCAAAATGCACTAAGTCATTTTGTGCATAGGGTGTACTGGCAGCCCAAGCCTCATGCCCTATCTCAACACGTTCTCTAAACTGGAATAGTGCGCCTACATGACCAGACTCAAATAAGTCAGCAGAAGCTGTTAATGTTACAGTGCCAGTGTTTGCGTCAGATGTAATTGTTGTTGTTGTTATGTTTTCATCAAGATAGGGGCCGTCAATAAAATCTATGTCTGAAAGCGTAAATGATGTTTCCGTTGTTCTAGTTAGCTTTGCTGGCTCGTGAATTTTATGTGCTAAATACAATACATCAGCAGACTGTGCGTGATTAATTTCAAAAATGTCTGTGACCGAATATGTTGTGGTTACTTCTACGATTTTGCCAGATGTGCCACCAGATGTATAAGTGGTAAATGCTGAACCATTTATACCAGATAGCTCAAATGTATTGGTTGTCTGGTTAGCAACAGTAAACTCGCGGTTGTTTAACTCTGTCATGCCAACAACCCCAGAGATAAATACCCTATCTCCATTGCTATAACTATGACCTGTAGCTGTAATTACAACTGGGTTAGCCTTTGTTGCGCCTGAGATTGCTTTGGTTGCTTCTGTTAAAATTTCGCCATCTTTAAAAAAACGAATATAATTAGCGCCAAACTCAAGGACATAAGCCTGTGTGTCGCTAAACTCAAAATTTATTAACCTTACTTTACCACCACTCTTAGATGAGCCAGCATAGTAAGTACCGGGTCTTCTGGTTATCCCCCCTTGCGGAAACACAAGCATGTTCTGTAATGTTTGAGCGCCAGCGCTGTACTTCTGTAAATCAATCCTACCTTCAAGGCGAGGCGATAACTCACCAGCTTGGAAGTTGGTAACGATGGAGGATACTCGTGCCATTTTAGAACCTTGAGTTTATAAATGAATCTGCAATTATTTTGTCTGGCACACCTTCAGCAGCATCCATAGAGCGAGCCTCTGCTAATCTGGATTGATACAACTGGAACATTTGTTGTCCGATACTATTACTACCAGTGATTGCATAGGCTACTTCCGATGCTAACTTGTGGGCAATGGTGCTAGAAAGCAAGCTATCATATTGCTCTGTGTCTGTTACTCTGCCTATGTAAATAATCTTGCAAGTGGACTCGTCTGTTAATATCTTGCGGCCTTCTACCTTAAACATATTCTGTGAGTCATATGCAGCAATCTCGTTGTCTACATTTGCATTCCAGAAAGATAGAACTCTTAGGCAGTAAGGGTTAGTTGGCAGAGTGTATTGATAAGTAAAACCAAATGCAGGGGCTGCGCTATCTTGAGGTAATGCTTTTCTTGTGATAGCTGCATTCCAAGGATGCGCTCTTAACACTTGGTCACGGACAGTTTCAAACCGTCTATTACATAATCTTGCTTCTTTTGAGTTTTCTGTTAGCGCTGTAATGGTTGCTGCACCGAGCAAATCCATAGCTTCATTACATATATCAACTACCGATGGCATGTTTAACTAACCTTTCAACCTTTACTAGCGCACCCTGGCTAACATTGCTATCACCGCCAGACATAACCCAGCCTTTTTCTTTGTGTAGCTCAACTATTTCTTTCAGGGCTTCTGTAGGCAATATTACCACATAACCAGTACCTATGACAAATGCCCAATATTCTGCTTCTGTTCTATCTATACCAGATGGCTTACCTCTACAAAAAAACTCCACAAACACTTTTCCAGTGCGTGAAGCTCTAAAATCTCTTTTGACTTCTATGGTTTTTCCAGACAGTAATTCACTTAACCACTTCTCAGCTAACTGCCCTACCTTCAAATCATATTTAAAGTCATTGTTATATTCCAAGTCATTTCCCCAGACTGGAAGTAGAAAGGGGCGGCATGACCGCCCCAATCATATTAGTTTATAACGTATTCGATAACAAACGCCATATCGCCAGCGCTGCCACCTTCTGCGTTGAAAGTTGCTGCAACATAGTAAACATCGCCTGGGTCTTCGCTTTGACCAGCTAATTCCCAAACTTGTTGACCTGTTGTATTCAAATTTAACACTTCATAACGTAGCTCTGCTACAGCAGCTCCATCTGCAACAGATGTAGCCAGTGCATCCACATCCACAACAGCACCAGCGGCAGTATAGAAGCCAACATTGTATGTGCATGAACCGCCCAACGCATCTGAACCAACACGTACTGATGTGAGGGTTGCGTGAGTTGGGATAGGTGCAAGCATAACAATGTCAGTATCGTTAGTGTCTGTTGTAGCTAAGGCTACGTTACCTTGAGCAACGCGGATTACACCGCCTAGCTCACTTGCGCTATTTGAAACTTGAGGAAGAGCCTCAAGATTTGCGATTAAGTCAGAATTTTTAGTTGTCATTTTCTATCTCCTATCTTAATCTGGGGTTTCGTCACAGAAGATTTGAACAACTTTGTTCTCTTCCATACGAGTTGCGCCAATATCCATGCAGTAATAGACTTGAGTTGCGTAGCCTTTGTCGGAACGCTCATCAATTCTTGCAGAGATGTCTTTACCTATACCTAGAGCCATTCCATCTTCAGCCCATGCAAAGCATGTGCGAACATCAGTCGCAGATACGCTTAGACGGTTTGTCATAATGAACTTAAAGCCCATAAAGGTATCGATGTCACCCTGTACAAGAGCCTTAACAGTGTTAAAGTCACTTGATGTTACCTGAGTTGTTCCCAACAAATCATCGATTTGCTGTGGCCCAACCGCGATGTAACGAGGTATTGACGGGTCAACATCTTGTAGGTCAAGCTTACGTTTTGCTTCAATTAACTTGTCGATTGTTAATCCATCGTTTGATGATGAAGAACCAACTGAGTTAGCTGTTGCGTCTAAGCTTGCAGAGCCAGAACCAGTTTCGCCTGTTGCGGCTGCTGCGGTTGCGGCAGTGATAATAACATCGTCCATTGCACGACCCATAGCTGCGGCTGCGGCTTGTGCATAAGAAGATGTTGGGTCAATCAACATACGAACTTTGTCTTGGTCATCAATCAAGTCAGCATATTCGTATGATGCTAGTGATAGTCTACGTCTCGCATGAGGCGTATCCATTTGTGGTGTGTCACCATGTCGGCTAGTACGCAGCTGCGCTGTCGCTTTGCCAATCTGGTCTATGAAAGCATTTTTTCCAACAACATTCTCAATGCGTACTGCTTCACGTAGACGAGAACCCATCTGCTGTGAAAGCATCTGCACGTTAGCAGAATACTGTTGTACAAATGCGGTAGTTACTTGTGTAGACATTTAAATCTCCTATTAGTCACACTATTGCATTTATACTTCTTGCGATGCGCTACCCTTACGGACACTTCTCGACTTTTTAGCTGTCGTAAAGCTATCGTCTTTCCGATTGTCTTTTGGACGGCAAGAACATAACTTACCGCTACCCTGATAAACCCAATCCCAAACCTTATCGGCTATAGGTGTTGGGTTTAATATGTCGCGTGGTGAGCAATTATCTATCACCATACGCATAACTTCTATTCTGGCATCTAGGATTGTTTGTTTATCCATAAATCATGCCATATAATTCTTGCACTCTTTCAATCGCCCTTGTTCTTGCAACAACATTTTTTCTATCTGTGTATTCAGAAGAAGACATAATAGAATCTATTTCTGCCTGTGCTTCTTTTGGTGTCATCGCTCTACTAGAGGTTGCATTTGTAATCGTGTCTTCGCTGGTAACACTTTGCCTGAAATCGGCAATATTTGCAAATGCTTTAATAAATTCAGGGTGATTCCCCAACTTAGTGCCATCTGCTAACTGCCATTCTAACATTTCTGGACTGCCAAATTGGTTTATTACTTGACCAGCTCCAGCAATCTTTTGGTCATAAGCTTGGCCCCATTCTTTTTTTAGATTGTTTTCAACTTCTTCGCGCTGAAGTTCCATTTGTTGCCCAGCTTGTTGCTGGGAAGAATCTGCCAAACCTTTGTAGTAATCTAAAATACCGCTTGCTTGTTTCGGTGTAAGGTTAAGTTTATGTGCAACGTCCTTATAAGATGTGGCTACTTCTTCTGTAATTACGTTTCCGTCTACAGCAAACTCATAAGCATCTGCACTCTCTGGTTTCCCCAAATAGTTGTAAATAGCTGATAGCTGTTCTTCTGACGGGTTCTTAGGCGCTGGTAGTTTGTCTGCGCCTATGAGTTGTTGTGCGTTGATATATGACTTAGCCAGATTGCCAACATCTTTTATTGGGGATAGGCTTGGATGTTCGCGTAAGTCTTCTGGAATCATATTTAAAAAATCGTTACCAGAACCGCCTTGCGCTACTTCTGCTGGGGTTTCCAACAGTGTGCCTTGTGGCTGGTCTACCTGTTCGACAGTTTCTTCAGACATTATGTCTCCTTAATTATCATTTGATGAATGTGTAATATTGTGGCACGTTTGCCCTCTTCAAATGTAGTGGCATTAGCATCGCCAGCTACATAACTTGTCCAGTGGTAGTTACACCGCTTTTCAAGGTCTTGTAACACTTTCTTTCCAGACTCGCTGCTAAAAACATCAGTGTACATTTGTTTAAGTTTCTCTTGTTCTTTTACGGGGTCAGCCATTATTTTTGAACCATCCTAACTGCTTGTGCTGCTTGCGCTGTATCTGATACATCTTGTGATAGAGCTTCACGCTCTGCCATCTGTTGTTGCATTTGCTCACGCTGTTGCCTTACCTGATTTACTTCACGCTGTGACTTTAATGTAGTCTTAGGAACGCCAAGCGCCTCAGTGATATGTCTTACTAAACCATCTGGGTCTATATGGTCTCCTACAGGTAATGCTTGTGATAATGGCATCAATACCTCAAGTGCTTTCAAGGTATTATTAAGACTGCTAGATTTTTGCGCTCTTGCTAGTGGCGATACATATTCTATGTCCACATCTTGCCCCTGTAGTATTTCAGGAGCTGGGGCTAATAAATTTTCTCTAACCATTAGCGCAAACACTCTGTCTATAAGTGGGCGCAACATCTCATTCATCAACCTTCCAAGCACAGGGCCAATCACCCTCATTCTCTCTTCCTGCCTTTGAATAACCTCTGTCGCTGTCATATTAGGAGAACCGCCAACAAGCAACTGGTCTACATAAAAGGCAGAACGAATAGCCTGTCTTCTTTGGTCTTCCATAGAAAGGCCGATAGGTATGTTAGCGCCTGTGTTTAGTGGTGTAATTGTGTCTCTTGAGCCAGCCCTATAGAAGTTTAGGCCTCCTGGTTGAGTTCTAATAGGCAGTAAGAAACCATCATCAGGTACTAGCAATGGTGGGTCAATCATCTTTTGCGCTGCCTGAATGATTGTCTTAGACATTAAGTTAAGCATCTTAACATCTGGTAGTGCAACCATTGCAGGGGAACGGCCCATAACCTCGCCTGTAGCCTTCAAGAAACGTGGTACAACATATGGTAGTTCTTCAAAACCACCTTCTGCCATAACCATTTTAGTTTGCATACAAATATAAACAGACATAAACGGCATATTCTTGTTATCTGCTTTGCGTATATCACGCTCTATTCTTGGTGTTACACAATGCAGAATCTCGACTTGGTCGTCTGGTGTCTTTTCATAAACCTTTTTAATATGGTCGCTAACGCCATCAATACCAAATCTTTGCACGGCAGATACTGCTGTAATATGATATTTTCTAAAAACGGTATTAACTATCCCATACTGGTCTTCTTGTACATAAAACTCAGAGATGTGTCTTGTGCTACAACGTAGCTGGCCTTTATCCATTTCGACAAACATACAGCCAGTACCAAAGACAACTAGGTCTACGTACATCTCATGTACTTCTGTCTCAAAGTTAGACTGGTTAAAGGCCCTCATCATACGCATACTGGTGTCTTGTAACCATTCGCGCACATCATCGTCACGGTTTAGCTCTGTGTCTTTTACATCTAAGTGGAACCAAGGAGAAGCCCCACTTGTAAGCATACCGTGCAGGGATGCTGATAAAAGGTCTACAGCTTGTAGCGCTGTGCCATCATAGATTTGCTCCATGCGCTTTTCACCGCGAGAGCGCTTCTTAACAATGTCTGCCTTTCTTGGCAGCATGTAATCGCCTAGCTCTTGGTAATGCGTATCCCAATTATCTCTTTGCGTTTGAATACTCTCAAAACGCTTTACGAGACCTTTAACATAGTCTTCCATAATCTATCCCATCAATGTTGGTGGTTGCCCAGAAGTAGGTGCGCCACCTTCCAATGCTCCAGCAACAATGGTTGAGCCTCGTCCTTTTCTCATTTTACGCTGGCGCATTATTGCCTCTTCACCTAGCGCAGCAGCTCTTGCCTCATCAACAGGAGGAGGAGGAGGTGGTGGTGGTGGAGGTGGTGGGGGTGCTTTAGGTGTAAAAAGACTCATTATCTTGCTCCTTGTTGCATTTCTTTTAATTTTTTGTCTTCTTTTA